GCTGAGACGGACGTGCCAGCCTCGTCCCCAGTAGCTATCACCCCGACTGCCCGAGCACATGTCGAGCAGCGCCTGCCGAGCGGAGGCGTAGTCAACCGGGTCGAGGTCGACCGCGTATCCGCCGCTCGCTCGGCTCTCGGCTATGGCGTCTGCCACCAGCGTCACGACGCCACCTCGGTGATCTGGTGCTTTGTCGTCCGGCACAGATCGCCGGACTCGTCCCAGATGTGGGCATAAATGAAGTCTCCGGCTTCATATCCGTCGCTCGCACAGAGCCCGGCGGCCTCCTCCTCGAGGATGCTCTCGACCACGTCTTGCGCGTGGCCGTCCGTCTCGGCCTCGATCGATCGACCGCAGTGGGATGGCCACGCTGGGCCGCCCTGGCTCGCGGGAGTGTCGTAGATCGTGTAGGTGTACTGGGCCATCGTCTCATTCCTTTCATTGGGCCGCTGAAATTCAGCGGAAGGGTCCGGGCTCACGGGCGCCGCGACCCGAGGGTGACGGCGCCGAGCGGGAGGCGAGCTCAGTCCGGGTCTACGGCGCACGTGTCGTCCTCGAGCTCGCGCTCGAGCGCCTCGAACAGCTGCGCCGTGATACGGTCCCACGCCGCCGTCTCCGCCGCCCTCGCCTCCGACGCCTTCGCCGCCTCCGCCGCCGCCCTCGCCGCCCTCACCGCCGTCGCCACCTCCCTCGCAGACGCCCACGCCGCAGACGCCGCCGCCGCCGCCGCCCTCGCCGCCGCCGCCGACGCCTCCTCCTCCGCCGCCAAGAACGAGGCGGCGTCAATCGTCCCGGTCGCGACCACGCCTTCACAGAGCGTGGCGACTCGCTCACACACCGCGACCACGGGCTCTTCGCTCGTGTGCGACATGGCCTCGCGAACGACAGCCGCCAGCCAACGATACTTGACGCGCTGCCAAGCGTCGGCGTCCAGCGCGTGCCACCGCGAGGCCAGCGACGCGAAGCGAGCGACCATGCCCGGCCACGCCTCGACCGTGCCGTTGTCGTCGATGCGCGGCGTCAGGTACGCCAGCCATGCTGGCATCACCTCTGCCGGACAGACGCTAGCACTCTCCTCGATCCCGCATTGCGGTACCAGCGCCGCAAGTAGGCACGCGGTCTCGCGGCCTTGCTCGTCCGTGCCCGTCCAGGCGCCCCGGATTAGAGTTCCGGCGTCGATGTGCGCCCTCAGTCGTTCAATGTGGTGTTGCATTGTCATTTCTCCTCTCGAGCTCACTGCCCGATGGGCGCCGCGACCCGAGGGTGACGGCGCCGAGCGGGGGGTCAGCTCACCAGCCCTCCGCGTCGTCGAACGGCACGTCCTCACGGACGTGGCACCACTCGCACGGCTCGTGGTCTCGCGCGTCCTGCACCTCTCCCAGCTGGGGAGCGTCGGCGGGCATCGGGAGCTCGCCGTTGTAGTGGCGCCGGCAGACGGCGTGCTCTCTCGCCCGGTAGGCCTCGCGTACGATCATTGCTTCATTCCTTTCATTGGGCCGCTGCAAGCAGCGGAGGGTCCGGGCTCAATGCCCGCCGGGCGCCGCGACCCGAGGGTGACGGCGCCGAACGGGTGGTGAGCTCACCAGCCACGGCGCTCGATGGCAACGTAGCGGCGGCGGGCGGACTGGGCGCGTTCGAGCCACTCATCAGGCAGCGAGACGCTGCCGTCCGGACCGGAGACGACGATCATGCACTCGTGATCGAGGTGCACTCGATTGCGCCCGCACATGATGTCCGGCACGCCGTGGTCACCGGCGCGCTCCAGGCGGCGCTGATGGGCCTCTCGGGCCCGCGAGACGTAGCGGTCGCCGCTCGTGTGGTAGAGCGCGGCAATCAGGTCGCTCACGGTGTAGCTCCGCTCGCAGCGGAGAGGTAGCTCGTCCGTCAGTTGCCTGATCGTCCGCTGCGTCTCTGGCCAGCCTCCGATCGGCAACCCGTCGAGCCCGGACTTGAAACGGCCGCTCGTGACGGCCTGGACTGCGCTGGATAGGGTCTGCATGGGGTTCCTTTCATTGGTCCGGGCTCACTGCCCGCCGGGCGCCGCGACCCGAGGTGACGGCGCCAAGCGGGAGGCGAGCTCTCAGCAGCCTGAAGTCCGCGCCAGGTAGTCATGGAGAGCCTGTTTGGCCGCCTCCCGCACCTGCCTCCGCTGGGCGGGGTTGGTGGTCGACCGGAGCCCGAGCTGGTCTAGGCGGTCGGCCGCTGCGGAAAACTCGCGAGCCGTGCGCGCGGCCGCGCAATCAACGAGACAGGTGGACAGCTGGCGGGCGAAGAGGCAGACGCGCGCGGTCCTCATGGCGTCCACCCCAGTTCGCCGACGCTCGGGACGATGTCGACCTCAGCCTGGATTCGCGCCACGACCGCACCCACGCGCTGCGTGTGGTGATGCGGCGTGGGCAACGCCGGGCGCACGACGCGCACTTCGACCTCCGCCGGCCAGGCCCTACCCGCGGTGTAGCGAGTCTCGCTCGTCCGGTAGGGCTCCAGCGTCCTAGCCGCGTAGGCCTCTGCGGCCGCCAGCGTGCCGACCACGACGGCGCCGGGCTGGCGGTCGAGCCCACGTCGCTCGGGCGACGGCAGCCACAGGGTGCAACGGTAGAGGCTCACAACGCCACCTCGCTCTCTTTCTCGATGGCCACCCCGAGCTCCGCGAGGCGCTCCCCGACGGCGGCCATGGCCTCCCAATACGCATCCCACTCTTCGCCGAGCTCCGACTCCGAGAGGCTCGACAAAAACCCGAGGGTGAAGGCGTGGCCGTACTCCTGAGAGGCCCCAGTCGCCTGTGAGTGCCAGTCGGCACCGGCCTCATCCCGAGCCGCCTCGAGCGCAGCAGCGAGCTCCAGCCCCCCGTACGCCGCCGCGTAATTGCCCGCGTCATACCCGTTCATGAGCGTCATGTCGTCCATTGTCCGTCCTCCCGTGATGGCACCGGCCAATCCCGTTGCCTGTGACTACACAATACGGTCGCCAGCTCGACCGCGCAAGGGCTAATCGTGACTACTGCCGCATCTGTCATTCACCCCTACGGGTGACTACGCGCGTTCAGTGGGAGAGAAACGAGCGCCGCCAGGCGCAATGGCGAGGCCGAGCTGGCCTCCTGACGCCACAGCGCCCTCCCGAGCCTGTCCGGAGCCACGCGCCCGCCGCCCACCTGCCGAGCCTCGGAGCGGCGCCTGCGGCACCTGGCCAACGGGTCAGAGGTCGATGAGCTGGAGCGCGCGCAGCACTGCGCCGACGGTGCGGACGAACAGATCGTCTTTGGCGCGCTGCGCCGGCGGCAGCTCATCGTATGGCACGAGGCACGGGTGCGTCTTCTTCCCCGGGTCTTTGTCGGGCCCGTACGTCCAGCCGTGCTCGAGCTTGTGCCGCATCCAGCTCGCGTGACTCTCACGCGGCCCGTTACCAGCGATGACGCCGGCGACGCCCTCACGGCAGCTCGCGCGCTGCCACTCGGGCGCGCCCTCCCACGGCGGCTGGGACGCGTCGCCAATCGCAAGGCAGTAGGCGCGATTGACCTCGTGCGCTGCTCGCGCCGCGGCCTCGACCACGCTCGCGGAAATCTCCGGTGCCTCACTCATTCGCTCCCAGCTTGCCCGAACCGCCGCCAGAGCGCCACAGAAGCCCCGCAATCGCCCCTGACCTAGCCTGGGCCCAGTGGCCTCTTGCCGCCAGCCGCGAGGTCAATGGCCCGGTGCGCGAGCTGCCCCCTCGCTCCTACCTGCCCCGTTCCCGCCGCCCCCTTCGACCACCGCAAGCTTCCACGTGAAACACTGGCGATCACCCTCGCTCCCAGCTCGAACAATGGCGCCTAACCTACCGATATCGCTAGGCTTATCGCCACTTATGCACTCAGCTTGACGTGTGTGCGTCGTTCACACCTGCGGGCTTTCGAGCGGGGCCCCGGGCACCCCTGGGGGGATGCCCCTACCCCAAGGAAGGGGTACACCCCTCACGGACATTCTGAAGATTCTGAATGAATCCGCCTAGTCGCACGGGCGCCTTGCAAAGGCCTCTGCGGGGTGCGACCGTGGTCACATGAGAGGACGAAGGAAGGTGAAGCGGACGCACTGGGGCCTGGAGCTTCTGAAGCCCGACGAGGCGAAGGCGCGCAGGGAACGCTACGAGGCCTTGAAGGCCCTGGGGGCATCAGGGCTGGTGGCGTGGAGGGAGTCCATTACGAGGGGCTCCTACTGGAAGATGCGCGACAGGATGGTGGCTGCTTCCGGGAAACCCACACTTTAGAAGTAGACTACGGCCGAATGCGTAGATGCCAGCGCCCCGTCTGCTGATAGCGTCCCCGGAGGGTAGCAGTCCCCGCGGTGACGTTGTCCCCGCGTCCTGAAGGCGCGCTGGTATCGAGCATACCGGGCCCCTCCCGGAATTGGAATCTTTTTCTGGTGCCCCTCAGCGACGAGGCCTGAACAACTTCGGCATCGAGACCGCCTCCCGCTCCATCGCCAAGCGCTGCTGCCACAGGTCCCCGCTGAGGCTCCGGTGCTCCTCGCACCTCCGGTAGAAGCCCCCGTCTTCCTTACGGGCAGCCTCCCGGCTGCAGCTGTCGCAGACCCCAACCGCCTGCTTGCGCAGCCTCCGCTGAACCGCCGCCTTCTTCGGGCTCAACCCGAGCTCCATCCCCTTCTCCCGCTCCCGCGCGTTGTCGAGCTCCAGCAGCTTCTGCTCGATCTCCGCCTCGACCCGCGTCCGACGCTTCCGCACCGCCTCCCGCTCCTTCAGCCCCAGCGCGAACGGCTTTTCCCGCTCGAGCCTCGCGATCTCGTCCGTCAGCGCCTGGCAGCTCGCCCGCATCTCGAGGAGCTGCCCTTCGACCTCGGATACGCTTCTGTATCGTTTCACCTTGAACCATCCTCACCCGGGCAATGATGCGAAGCGCCGTCTCCTCATCCACCCATTCGTAGACCCGTCCCTCGAACACGACGCGGCGCGCCTTCGCCTTCCCGCTCCGGAACATCCCGAGCACTTCACGCCGGACCCGGTTGTCAATACCGGCCCCGAGGAACCAAGCTAACTCATCGAGGTAGATCCGCATGGCGAAAAAACGCTCTCCCAAGGGTCAGTTTGCCGCCCTCGTCGCCACCAAGCACGACGACGAGAAGGAAACCCTCGCCCGCATTGCTCGGATGGAACAGATGGAAGAGCGCCTCTACGTCTCATCCGCCGCCATCCTCGAGGCACAGATCGACTTCGCGACCGTCTCCCCCGACACCGAAGAGCCACCCAAAGAATGGGTGAAGCAGTACGGCGCCCTCGGCGCCGCTCAGCGCCTGGCCGTCGCCAAGACCGGATGGCTCCCCCGCGGGCAGACCCCGAGCGGCATCGAGACCGCCTCCAAGATGTTCGCCGGCATCTCCGCTGCCCGCGCTCGCCGCCGAGACGACGTCGAAGCCCCGCGCCAGCTGCCCGTCGTCATCTCCATCCCCGCCCCGACCAGCCAGGCCTTCCCCGGACAGGACCCGCTCGCCCTGCCCGAGAAGGACATCGAGTGAAGCTCTCGGAAACCGCTGACGGCGCATCTGTCACCCGCGTGGATGACGGCATGCGCGGCGTCGTGCGCCGAGACGAGCGAGGCAACCCCCAGATCGTCTACCTCGACCGCGGCAGCGAGGTCATCGCCGAGCGCAAAGAGCACTGGGAGCTCGAGCCCAAGCCCTTCCGTCGCCTGCGCGCCGAAGAGATCCGAGAGATCGCCTCCGCCGCCGACCGCATCCTGCGCGCCATGGACGAAGGCTCAGCCTCGCCGCTGTACTGGCTCCGTGCAGCTCCCACCGACAGCTACGATCCGGAGCTCGTCGACCTCATCACCGACTACCTGGGTGCGCGTCGCTGATGCTCGACCGCTCCGTCTACAAGGCGAGCGCGTGGGGCCTTCGCTTCCACCAGTGCGCAGCTGACGAAGTCCTCGGCGGAGGCGCCGCGGGCGGGGGCAAGAGCATCGCTCTCCTCTTCGACCCGCTCGTTACGCAAGCCATCGTCGAGCAAGCGCGGGTCACGGGCCAGTTCATCGACGAGTTCCCCGAATGGCTCGCCGATCTCTGCCGGAAGCACCCGATCCGGGCCGGAGAGAGCGAGGGCCACGCGCTGCACATGCGCAAAAACCTAACCCTGCTCCGAGAGAACATGGATCGCGCCGAGCGCATGTTCCCGAAGTTCGACCCGGGCGCCGAATACAACCGAGAGTTTCACCGATGGACCTTCTCCAGCGGCTACAAGTTCACGTTCGGTCACTGCCCCGAAGAGTCATCGTACAAGAACTATCTTTCCAGCCAGTTCACCCATTTTGGAGTCGATGAATCCAGCGAAATGTCCGAACTGAGCGCCGACGAGGTGAGCGCGCGCGTGCGCTCCGCTGACCCGGTGCTCAAGTACCTTCTGCGCGTTCGGTACGTCAGCAACCCCGCTCCCGGTTGGCTCAAGACGCGCTTCGTCGACCCGCATCCCGACGGCAACGTCACGCTGAAGGTGAAGGTTCCCGATCCGGAGACCGGCGAGACCCACATCCGCACGCGCGTCTTCCTGCCCGCCAAGCTCGACGACAACCCCGACAAGTCGTTCGCTGCGCAGTACAGGAAGACGCTGCTCAGCAAGCCCGCTCACATGCGGGCTCGGTACCTGTATGGCGACTGGAACGCGCTTCAGGGCGCGTTCTTCGAAGACGACTTCATCAAGGACGTTCACGAGATCGAGCCGTTCAAGGTCCCGCGAGACTGGCCCAAGTTCCGCGCCATGGACTGGGGTTACAAGGCGCCCGGCACCATCGGCTGGTTCACGCTCGACCCGGACGACCGCCTCTATCAGATCTTCGAGTTCAACTTCCGGCTGATGCGTGACTCGGAGGTCGCCGATCGCGTCATCGAGATCGAGAAGGGCTTCGGGTTCTGGGATGACCGAGACCGATGCAGCCGCCTCACGGGCGTGGCCGACACGCAGCTGTGGGAAGAGCGCGGTGACTCGGGCCTGAGCAAAGCCCAGGTGTTTCATGAGAAAGGCGTCTTCTGGACGCCCGCCGACAAGGCCAGCATTCAGCGCAACGCCGAGCGCATCGGCGAGCGCCTGCGCGATCACGACGACAAGCGCCCGCCGGGGCTGCTGTTCTTCAAGGGCTACACGCGCAAGACGATTCAGATGCTCGCGGGCATCAACGTCGACCCGAACGATTCGCTCATCCCCAACAAGAAGAGCCCGCTCAAGCACTGGTTCGATATGCTCGGGTACGCTGCTGCGCGCGCGAGCCGCGGCCGGGAGTCCATCCCGATGAAACCGCACCGCTTCGACCGCTACGAGAGAGACGACGACAACGAGCCGGCGGAAACGTCGGGAGGATTCGGGTACGGCACATGATGATCTGTGGGCTCGACCTGAGCCTGACCGCGAGCGCGATCGTCTGCGTGCCCACCGACTGGGATGGGGATTGGAAGCGGGTACGCTCCCATGTCGTCGGTCAATCTCTTCCGCGCTCTGCCAACGACCACGAGCGGGTACGTCGCTGCGAGAGCATCGCGAAAACACTGACCCAATACGCTCGCTCTCGAGGCGTTTCCGAGGCCTGGTTCGAGAGCTACGCCTACGGTCTTCGGACCAGCGCTCACAGCCTCGGGGAGCTCGGTGGCATCGTGCGTCTGGTGATGGATCAGTCAAACATCGCGCTGCGCACGGCCAACATGTCCACGGCGCGCAAGCTGCTGCTCGGCAAGGTTCCACGCAAAGACGCCAAGGGCGCGTGTCACGAGGCGCTGCTCGAGGCGGGGCGGCCTGCATGGTCGAAGGACGAGACCGATGCTTTCGTGGCGGCGAATCTGGGTCTGAGCGAGCACCCTGGCGCCTACTGCTTCGCTTCTGAGGCGCGGGCATGAGCACCGATCCGATTCCCCGCTTCCCCCGAGAGCGGCTTTGCTGTACCTACGGTCAGCGGGAGATGATGAACCATGGCGGATGAAGAGAGCGTTTTCGAGGCTGGACAAGAAGAGCCCACCGAGGGCCCTTTCAAGTACGAGGAAGAAGAGCTCAACCTCGTCTCGTCCTTCAAGGGCCATAGCGAGGGCCGCCGCGCGCTCAGCCGCATCGGCAACCACGTGCTCGACGTGTTCAAAGAGGCCTGGGACGCGAACGACAAGTACCGGGCGAACATGGCCGACACCTGGAAGCTGTTCGCGGGCACGCTCGACCCGAAGCCTCCCGACTTCGCTCACCTCTCCAACGCGCACGTCCCGATCCTGATGGAAGAGACGATCCGCATGGTCTCGCGCCAGGCCTACGAGCTCTTTGGCAACTGGTCGCGCGTGTTCGGCGTCGTTCCGCTCGGTCCCGACGACGACAAGACCGCGAAGCTACTGTCGCTCCACGGAAACTGGCAGATTCGGAAAAAGATCAAGGACTTCAAGCGCGAGGTCGGTCATCGCGGCCTGCTCATATTCAACCTGTTCGGCGACGTCACCTGTCACAGCTACTGGGACCCGCAGCGGCGCGCGAACCGCCACGAGATCCTGACCGCGGCCGAGTTCGTGTGCAGCAACTCCCACGTCTCGACCATGCCGGACTACTCCGATGTGTCTTGGGTGGCGAAGGTCATGCACATGGACGCGCACGAGCTGCGCAAGATGGATACGCTCTGGGAAGGGGTCGCGACGACGCTGGAGCGGCTGCCGCCGGAGTGGGAAGACGGCGAGTACTCGCGTGAACTGCGTGACGCCGTGGACAAGTCGACGGGGGTCGACTCGACGTCGTTCACCCGAGGCCAGTACCGCATCGTGCAGTGGGAGGGCTGGCTGAATCTGCCGGGCCAGGGCCGAGATCGCTACTGCAAAGTGATCGTCGACACGACGACCCGCGCGGTGCTGTCGCTAGGCATCCACGAGCGCGTGGACGCCTACGACAAGCGGAGGTTCGAGTTCGAGACCGAGCAGCTTCAGCGCTACCAGGCAGCCGTTGCAGAAATCATGGCGTTCGAAGAGGAGCTCGAGGCAACCAAGCTCGCCGCCATCGAAGCGGGCGCCGGCGGCAGCGCGCAGGACGCGACCGGGGCAATCCTCGCCGCCCGGAACCTGGACATGATGCCTCGCCCGCCCGAGCCGGTCATGCCGGACTGGATGGCGGGCAACCCGGAGGCCAAGCCCGCGCCGCCCCGCTCGGAACCGATCCGGATGTTCGTGCACGGGGTGAACATCGAGCCGCTTCAGGGCGTGATGGGCATCGGCACGGGAGCGATCCATGCCGCGCAGAACAAGGCGGCCAACATCGCGCTCAGCATGTTCATCGACCAGGGCATGCTCGGCAACATGAAGAACTTCCTCGCGAAGGCAGAGCTCCGCTTCCCCGAGAAGCTGAAGATGCAGCCGGGAAAGGTCCACAAGGTCACGGGCTCCACCAACCTCGCGCAGGACATCGTGCCTCTCGACTTCGGGCAAGCGAACCCGCAGCTTCTCCAGCTAATCGAGATGTTCGTGCGCTTCGGGCACTCGGTGAGCAACACGCCCGAGGTGCTGACGGGCGAGTCGGGCAAGAGCGGCGAGACCGCGCAGGGGCTCGCGAACCGCGTCGAGCAGGCGACGAAGGTGCTCACGGTGCCAACTGGCAAGTACGCGGATTTTTGCTCTTTCATCCTGGCCAACAACGCCGCGCTGAACGCCACGTTCCTGGAAGATGTCGAGTGGTTCAGCGTCAACAACCACGACCCGGAGATGGGCGACATGGGCTACCAGTTCTACAGTGTGGGTCGCGAGATGTACGATCGCCCGTACGACGTCGAGATCACGGCCGACCTGAAGTTCACGAGCACGTCGCAGCGCATCGCCGAGGCGGACGCGCTCGTTCAGATGCCTCAGGCCGTGCCGGAGCTGGCCGGGAACGGCGCGTTCAAGCATGCGGTCGTAAGCAAGAGCCTGGAGGCCCGCAACCGCCATGACCTGGTGGCCCTGCTCGGTGCGCCCCCGCCCCCGCCGCAGGTCTACGGAGCGCCCACGAGCCCGCCCGCGCCCCCACCGGGGCAGCCGCCACAGCCGCCACCGCAAGGCCAGGGAGGGCCGCAGCAATGAGCCAGATGGTCAACGCCGAGGTGTTCCGGGAGCACCTGCTGAAGATGCGCCGTGAAACACGCGAGATCGAGCATCAGCTGGTCATGACGCTCAAGGAGCCATCCGACCTGATGCGGCTGAGCAACGCCGCGCACCAGGCCGAGCTACTCTCTCGCCTCATCTCCGATCTGGATCAGCTGGAGAAGGACGAGGCGAAGTTCATCGAAACGTTTCTGAAGGAGGATTGAGAGCATGAGTTTATCGAGAGGCGGCGATTATCGGGACAGCAAACCGATCTACAGCTTTCCGGAGCCAACGAAGACGACGGCCTGGAAAGAGGAAGAGCGCGCGGGTCACACCGTGCAACTCGTGGATTACGAACTGGAGGCAGCGAAGCGCAGGACGGAGGAGATCAAAAAGCTGATGTCTCCGCCGGGCGAGCTCGGTCTTCCCCCGCTCTTGGAAGCGGCGCGCCTGAAATGGGGCATCCCCGACGCTGCGTTCGACTGCGAAGCGGTGTTCGACCGCATCCACATCTTCCCGATCGACTTCGAGGGGCAGAAGGAGACCTACGGCAACTCACTGATCCATCGTCCCGACGTGATGAAGCAGCGGGACCTCCAGAACGGTCACCGAGGCATCCTGATCTCCATGGGGCTCACGGCGGCCGATCACTGCGTGAGCCACGGCATCGAGCTCGGGCACATCGTGCGCACGATCCGCAACGCGCCTCACGCGCAGGAGTTCGCGCGCGTCCTCGGCAAGCCGATGCATTACCTGATCATGCGCGACGGCGACCTGACGGGCAGCGAGACGCTTAAGGAAGACCTGCGCGCTGGGCGCGCGAGCATCGTGGACGACGGCGGCGAGCACGCCTACTGCCACAACCTCGACGGCAAGAAGAAGAAGAGCGCGCTGATCCGCGACCAGTGGTAGCCATGAAGCCTTGCCTATTGTGGACTGGATACCGAAGCCCTGACGGGTATGGGTGGAGAAGGATCAAGATGGACGGAAAGTGGCGCAATATAGGTGTGCATCGCCTGGCTTGCATCGAGGCGCACGGGCCACCGCCGTTCCCTAAAGCCGAGGCTATGCACAGATGCGACGTGCCCAATTGCTATGAGCCGACCCATTTGCGTTGGGGGTCAAGGCACGACAACATGGGGGACGCGGCCAAAAAAGGACGCATACCGAGGGGCGTGAAGAACTGGCGCGCGACGATGACAGAAGAGGATGTCCGGTTTATCCGCTCCACATGCGCGATGGGCATCCCAAAGACCGATCTGGCCCAACAGTATGGCGTCAGCGCCACCCAGATCCACAGAATCTGCAACCGTGAGCAATGGGCTCACGTTCCATAACTGGTGAGGGAGCTATGAGCGAAAACTACGTAACCCAGGATCCGAGCCACGTCCCGTTCAGCGACGACGAGGAGGTTCGAGACGACGAGCTGATCACCGACGGCGCGGCGCTGGCTTCCCCCGAGGAGCAGAAGGCCCGCGCCGAGCGTCGCAAGGAGCGCGCGGCAGAGCGCGAGCGAGAGCGCAAGGAGCTCGCCGAGAAGGTGAAGGCCTTCGAGGAGCGGGACGCCAAGCGCGACCGAGAGCTCGCGGAGCTACGCGGAGAGCTCCATGCGGTGCGTCAGCAGAGCGCCCCGAGCGGAAACCGTGACCCGTACGCGCAGCGCCTCGACATGGTCTACCGGCGTCAGCAAGACGCCTACAAGGCGATGCAGGCTGAGGCGAAGGGCGGGGCGCTGGACGAGGAGCGGACGGCCTACTACGAGGGAATCGCTCGCGAGCTCGAGCAGGAGAAGGCCCAGATCGCGGCCGAGCGAGTGCTAGCTCGGCACGCACCGGCGCAGGAACAACGCGCGGCGCAACAGCGCTGGCGAGACAAGTACCCGGAAATCTACGCGAACCCTCGCGCGTATCAGTTCGCTTCGGCGAGCTACGAACGGCGCAAGGCGCTGCTCGAGCCTGGGCAGGAGCCAACGAGCGAGATGGTCGACGAGGCCATGGAGGAAGCGCGCACCCAGTTCCGGCTGGGGGTGAAGCGTTCGGCGCCGTCGGCGAGCGACCGTCAGCGGCTGAGCGGCATGCCGTCGAGTGGTAGCGGCGGGGGGCCATCCGGCGCGGGCGTCACGATGACGCCGGAGCTCAGGAAGATGGCTCTGGCGTTGCACAGTGATTTACCCGAGGAAGAGGCGGTGAAACGCTGGGCAAACACGGCTGGTCGGGCCTTGAGAGAAAAAAAGGTCCTCTGACCTTGACTTTTGTGCCAAGGCGCCGGCACATTAGGTGAGTCGGCGCCTTGCTCCCGCCCGAGCTTGGCCGTCTGTCTTCCCGGGCATGACGGCAGGCTTTTGTGCATCCTAGCAAACCGGTCAAGCGCAGCGACCCTGACCCGCGCCCTGTAGAGGGCGCCATGAACCGCGTAGCCGTGGCGGGCAAGGACCCCACGAAGCACTACGTCTGGGTGAGTGAGGTCAACGACCCCACGATGAACCCGGGCTCGTACCTGTCTCAGGGGTACCGGTTCACGCAGCACGACCCGGACGGGGCGAACCCGGTGCTGGGCTACAACCCGGAGCTCAAGCAGGGCGATCACCTCAAGAGCTTCGGCTGCGTGCTCATGGAGATCGACGCCGAGCTCAAGGCTGAGATGGAAGCGCGGGGGCAGGCCTGGGCGGACAAGATCCAGGCGGCGATCAAGACCCGCGACGTCATGGACGAGACCGAGCCGATGAGCAAGATCGACCGGGCGCGAATGGGCGGGATCACGAGCCGCCGGTATGGCGGCGACAACCGCGAGGCGTGGGGCTTCTGAGGTAGACCATGGCGAACACTCATCAGTACGGGTTCCGCTTCGTGCGGAGCTTTGACGGCGTCGAGACGCCGCAGACGATCACCAAGCCGATCGCTTCGGGCTACCCTCCGAACACGGGCGCGGACGGCGCTGGCGGCACGGCTTGCAACCTGAACATCGGCGACCCCGTTCAGCTCCTGAACGATGGGACCGTGCGGCTCGTGCAGCCGGGTCAGAAGGAAGACGGCACCGACATCGACGATCGAACCTTCGGGATCGTGGCCGGGTTCCCTCGAGTGATGATCGGCGGGGCGCCGCGCCCGAACGGCCACTACCCGAGCGGGACGACCTACACCGGGGACGACCAGCAGACGCTCTGTAAGATCATCCCGGTGCACGGAAACATCTTCGAGATCGACTGCGACGCGACGGGCCAGCCAACGACCAAGGCCGCTTGGCAGTCGCTAGTGGGAACGGCGAACTTCATCTACTCGGTGCTGACGAGCGGGATCGGGCAGCCGAAGGCCAACCCGCTGCTCGACATCAGCGACCACAACGAGACCACGGAGCTCAACCAGCTTCGGGTGGTTGGGCTTTCGAAGCGGTTCGATGCCCAGGACCCGACGGCAGAGTTCGTGACGGTCGAAGTGGTCTTCAACCAGCAGCAGCTACTGCCGGGCGCGATCTCCAACAACACCCTGACGCTCCAGCCTGCCGCGGGCGGCCTGGAAGCCTCCTGAGGCACACAAATGAGCGAAGTTTTCACGAGCACCGCGGCGCTGGCTCTCAAGGAGACGCTGGAGCGCATCGACACCGACGTCCACGGCTCCGAGGGCAGCAAGGCGGTCTTCCCGCGCTACCTCACCGTCCGGACGATGTCGGACAACTACATCGAGGACCAAGAGATCGCCGGCACGGGGCTCGCGGGCGAGAAGCCCGAGGGCGAGGACCTGCCGCTCGGCGGGATCGTCGAGGGCCCGCTCACGCGCTACAACTCGCGCACGTACGGCCAGCGCATCATCGTCTCGGAAGAGGCGATGGAGGACATGAAGTACGACAAGGTCATCATGGCGGCCAAGCGGAACAACCGCTCGCTGTGGAAGCTGGCCGACTTCGACGCCGTCCTGATCTTGGTCCGGGCCGCGAACGCTTCGTTCGTCGGGGGCGACGGCAAGCCGCTCGCGAGCAAGACGCACGCTCTGCCCGGTGGCGGCACCTACTCCAACATGATGGAGACGGCAATGTCGCCGAGCAAGGCGGCGATGTACATCGCGCGCGCCCAGCTCCGGCAGCAGGTAGGCCACGATGGCCTGATCGACGGCTTCGACATCACCGACGTGGTCTTCCCGGTGCAGCAAGAGGGCGTGTGGGACGAGGTCCTGGACAGCGCGAAGGACCCGACCCCGGGCGCCTTCAACGCGGTCAACTCGATCCACAAGGAGAAGATCAACAAGGTTCCGGTCAAGTACTGGAACAACACGACGACCAACTGGCTGCTCAGGACGGACGCCGAGAACGGCCTGTCTTGGTTCTGGCGGCGCAAGCCGCGCAGCAACACGTGGGTCACCGAGAGCAAGACCATGATGAACTACGGCATCACGGCTCGGTGGGCGCGGGGCTGGACCAACCCTCGAGCGGTTCACTTCTCTGACGCTTGATCCGTTGACGCGGGGAATGAAGGCAGATGGAATGGCAGAAAATGCTCGAAGGAATCCTTGGCAGCTCACCGGTGGCGGGGGTTCTGGGCTTCGTCGCGTGGAAGCTGTGGACGAAGACCGAGAAGAAGGACGAGGAGATCGCGAGGCTGAACGAGATGCACTCGAAGACACTCATCGCCATCTCGAAACTCTCGGACGAACGCTGAGCATTGCCCCGCGCTCGGTGCGCGCCGCGCGGGCGCGGGCCTTCCTGGATGAATTGAACGCCGCAGTGCGGCAAAGGGCAAAGTGATGTCGACTGTTCAGAATGCGTTTGGCGCGGCGCTCGGGGCGCCCATGTCGGCGATGGCCCTGAGCGCGATCAACCTGCCCTTTGGGCAGTTCATCAAGCCGGGCGGGCGCGTGGCGGCGTACGTACGGAGCACGGGCGCCCAGGACCTGGACGACCTGCACGTGCGGGACAACCTGGTCGCGACGATCGACGCGGGCCTGAAGCGCTGCCGCTCGGGCCACAACGACGTCGTGCTGGTTCTGCCGGGGCACACCGAGAGCGTCTCGGGCGCCGATGGCTGGCCGAGCCTGGTGGCTGGGTCTCAGATCGTGAGCTGCGGGCGCCCTGGGGCGTCGAACAACCCGACGGTCACGTTCGACACGGCGGCGACGGCTCAGCTGGCGATCGATGTCGCTGACGTGAGCATCGTCGGGATGACCTTCGACTTCACGGGGCTCGACAACATCACGAACCCGATCCTGGTGACGGCGCGCGGCTTCTCGTTCGTTGGCAACCACGTGGTCTACCAGAGCGCGACCGCCTCGGCGCAGCCGGTGGACGGCATCGTGCTCGGGGCCGGCGCTCACAACTGCGTCATCTCGGGCAACAAGTTCCTGTCGGACGACGCGGGCGAGGCGAACGCGGGCTCGGTCATTCTGATCGGGGCGAGCGCGGCGCTGGCGCTGAAGGACGTCGAGGTGTCGCACAACTACATCATCGGCGCGATCACCGAGGCGGCGACCGACGCGCTGATCATGGTGGCCACGACTGGATCGGCCATCTCGATCAAGGACAACGACCTTTACGTGCTGAGCGCGACCGGCGACTGCGCGGTGCGGGCGGCGGCCGTGGCCGCGAGCGGGGTCATCGCCCGCAACAAGATCCGGCTGACCGAGGACGTCGCCGCGAACACGGTGGGCGTCATCATGGGGGCCGGTGGCGCGTGGTTGTTATACGAGAACGGCGTCGCTGGCGCGAACGCGAGCGTGATCACGCCGACCCCGGCCGCGGACAGCTGATGAGGACCATCCCGCGCAGCATCGACCGCAAAGGCGAGCACCTGTCCAGGTGCGACGTGTGCGGCTGCATGTGGTTGAGGAGTTCCCTCATGCGCGGGCAAGACGGGCTGCTTCGTTGCCCCCAAGACAAAGACGGGCGCGACGAGGTGACGCTTGCCGCTCTGACGGCGTCCCGGGCTGCCGACCTCTCGCGGCGGTTCGGGGCGTCGACTGCGGCCGACGGGGCCTACCCCCACACCAACGCTGACGGCACGCCGGTCACGGATGGCGGCTACACGGGGCCGGTGAGCCGTCGCACTGCCGAAGACGTCTACCAGGACGGCGTTCCCACGGGGTTCTGATGGCTGTCAGCGCAGCGGTCAGCATCAACGAGCTGGTCCTGCTGGCGCTCAAGCGCGCGGGGCTGGTGCCGGTGCAGGCGCGCCTGAGCGGCGCCAACCTGGTCCCGTACCTCGAGCACGGTCGGCGGCTGCTCGACCTGATCGTCGATGGCCTGGCGACGAAGGGGTTCTTCGCGCGCAGCATGGCGTTCCACGACCTGACGATCGTGGCGGACACGAGTGAGTACGCGCTGCCGGAGACGGTGCTGGACGTGCACGAGGATGCGATGTTCATCCCCTCGTTCAACGGCGACACCGAGCACACGCAGGGCGAGACGCCGATCAAGCAGATCGACCTGTCGACCTGGCAGACCCTGCCGAACAAGGGCAGTGAGTCGTCGCGGCCGCAGCTGTACGCGGCGTTCCGAGACGAGGCGACGGTCACGGTGCGCTTCTGGCCCGTCCCGAGCGAGGCCGGCACGGTGCGGCTCAAGACGGTGCGGCTGTTGGACGGCAACGCCACCGGAACCGATTCCGTCGACCTTCAACGCTACTGGAGCGACGCGCTGGTCTGGTGCCTTGCCTACTACTTTGCGGTGGACGGCTCGATGCCGGTCGAGAAGGTCTCGCTTCTGCTGAGCGTGAGCGAGACGAAGAAGGCCGAGTGCGTCTCGTACGCCTTCGAGCACACGAACCAGGTGGCGACGGTTCACTACCCCACGCAGTGGAGCCAAGGATGACCCTGGGAACGACCAGCAAGCGCCGTCTCGGCCAGTGCCACCCCAAGCTTCAGCGGCTGATCGAGGAGGTGGACCGGCGTCTGATGAAGCGCCAGGTGATGGATCTGACCGTCGTCTGCGGCCACCGCGGGCAGGCCGAGCAGGACGCGGCGAAGGCGGCGGGGCGCTCGACGAAGGCGTGGCCGGACTCGAAGCACAACCGGCTTCCCTCGCCGGCCGTGGACGTCGCCCCCTACCCCGTCGACTGGCACGACCGAGCGCGCTTCGCGCGGCTCGCGGGGTTCATCGAGGCTGTGGCCGCGGACCTGGACATCGAGGTCCGGTGGGGCGGCGACTGGGACCAGGACGGCCGCACCGCGGACGAGCGCTTCATCGACATGCCTCACCTGGAGTTGACCGACCGGGAGCTCTCGCGTCCGTGAGGCTCGGGACGGATCGCTGCGGCAGCTGCCTTGCTGAGAAGGGTTTGACGACGTGCCCGAAGCCCAAACCGAGCAAATCCCCTTCGGGCCGCTACTCGAAACGAGCGGAGAGGAAATTGCTGGCTCTAGCCCCGAGGCCTACAACGTCATCATCGACGCTCGAGGAGCCCTCCGAAAGCGCCCCGGCCTTGCCGCGTACACGGGTGTTGCCCCGAGTACCGCCGTCGATGCGAACGGGGTGCTCGGCCTGTGGCTCACGCAGCCTCGGGTAAAGCACACGAGCGGCACCAGCACGGTCAGTGGCGAGCACCCGGCGGTGCTGTACGCGGTCGGCGCGACCGTCAACGACGCGGGCGACGACCACAACCGGGGCAGGAACGTCTACCGCATCGAGAGCGGCTCGGCGACGATCGTGGGCACCGGAGCGACGGACGAGGATCGGCTCTCCACGCCGCCAGCCATCGCGACGACGCGCTTCCCGCGCCCGGTGTTCGCCGAGACGGAGGCGCTGTTGCTGATCGCGGGCGGGGCCGAGATCGGGCAGATCGACATCCGGCCCGAGACGTTCAGCTCGCCCAACTTCACGACGAACGCCGACTACCACGAGATGAGCTTTCTCGACGGCTGCCCGCCGCTGGCGAGCCACATCCTGTGTAACAGCTCGCGCATCCTGGCCAACGACACGCAGCTCGACCAGACGAAGATCCGCTACTCGGACTCGAGCCAGGGCATCGTGAGCATCGCCGGCCACCAGAGCTGGGACCCGAGCCCCGGAGCCGCCGGCTTCTTCACGGCCGAGGCTCGCAGCGATTCGCTCGTGGCCATCGCCGAGAACACCAACGACATCTTCGCGTTCGGGCGCACCAGCTTGCAGCTCTTCGCGCCCGATTCGAGCCTGACATTCGCGCCCACGATCACGCGCGAGACGGGGTGCCTGGCCCCCTACAGCCCGGTGAAGTTCGATGACCGGTACGTCTGGGTCGACCACCTTTCCCGCATCGTGGCGAGCGATGGCCGGCAGTGGGAAGACGTCGGTGCTCCGATCCAGGGCTCGCTCGATGAGCTGACGACGCCTGAGGACGCCTACGGCTACCGGTTCAGCGAGAGCTTCGCCGATGTAGTGGTGTTCCGCTTCCAGGCGGACGAACGCACCTTCGCCTGGCAGCGCGGGGTGGGCTGGGCCGAGTGGGCCTCGACCGATTCCGCGGGCGACTTCGACCAGTTCCCGGTTCTGTCTCACCTGATGCGACACGACGGCGGTCTGAACGTCGTGGGGCTCGAAGACGGCACCATCCGGACCCTGAGCCTGCAAAACACGACCGACCTGGGAGAGGCCATCGTCGCGCGGGTCAGGACGGGGTTTCTCGATCGGGGCTCGGACAACCTGAAGTTTTGCTCCTCGGTGCGCCTGACGCTGAAACGCACGGCCGACATCTCGAACGGAGTGGTATGCTTCCTGGAGTTCCGAGACGATCTGGGCGACGAATGGACCTCTCTCCCGATCGATCTCGGGGTTGAGGACGCGAACATGACGCCGACGATCATGCTGAGGAGCCTGGGCACGTACCGCCGGCGGCAGTGGCGGTTTCGCTTCCCTGACTCCGCCGAGCTGGTGCTGGTGCGAGCGAGCGAAACGTTTGAGATCTTGGAGTCCTGAATGAGCCTTCTCGGAAACATTGCCAAAATCGGCCTAGCACCCGTCACGGGCGGCGGGTCGCTCCTCGCCGGCGAGGACACGTTGGCCCGCATCCCGGTCGTTGGCGCCCTCACCGGCAGCAAGACGAAGGCCCAGAAGCGCCTGGTCGAAGAGCAGAAGCGGATGGCGACGGACATGCGCAAGCGCTCTGCGATGAACGAGCGCGCGCGGCTCAACGCCATGCAGCAGAAGCTTGGGGCAGTCGCCCCGCTCAACCAGGCCATGGCCCAGATGTACGGACCCGACGCGGCGTTCTCTCCGGAGCAGTTCGCGCAGATGGGCGCGAATCCCTTCGGGCCCTACAAAGGCGTTTGGGGCCAAGGCACGGATGAAGAGCGCCGCAACCAGGTGCTCGACAAGCAGGCGGAAGAGCGGCGCCAGGCAGCGCTTCGCGCGATGCCCGCGCCTGGCCCTGGGCCCGCCCCGCTCGCACGGCGTAGGCCGCAGGCGGCCCGGAGGTTCTGATGGCCAGCTACAACACGACCCCCATCTCGACCGCGCGGCGCGCCGTGCGCGGGGCTTCCCCCTCGGCCGCGTTCGCTCACGACGTGGAGTCGATGCCCAGCGTACCGGGCTCGGGCTACAATACGAGCCCCGTCTCCTCGACGCGGCGCAACGTGACGGGTGGCATGCCGGCGCCGAGCAGCGCCTTTGCCGTGGCGCCTGACCCGCCCCCTTCGACGTTCCAGGACCCGGGCAACAACATGGTGAACCCCGGGTACACCGAGCAGGCCTTCGGCGCGCTCCAGAACAGGCTGATGGAGGACCCGAGCGCGGGCCTGCTTCAGGACCAGTACGGCCAGACGCAGAGCGCTTCTGCGGGCGAGAACTTCATGAACCAGAACCTCGGGACGCTTCAGGGCCCGGGGCAGGGCGAGCAGTACTGGAACCAGGTCCAGGGTCAGTTCATGGACCCCTTCTCGGGTGAGCAGTTCGCGCGCGAGCAGGCGCAGGCGCTCTCTCCCTCGGGGGCCGCTGGCGCCTTCAACGCGCAGGCTCAGGGCCAATACGACCAATTCACGGGCTTCAGTGGCGCGGGCAACGCCCAGGGGCAGTACGGCCAGAGCGCGGCGAGCCTCGCGGGCGGCACTGCGGGCGAGCAAGGCATGGGACAGATCGCGGGGCAGTACGGGCAGATCGGGCAGTACCAGGGCGGCAACAACGCGCTCGGTCAGTACCAGCAGAACGCCGGCAGCGGGCCCATGGCGGGCCAGACCTTCTACGACCAGGTGGGGGGCAGCTACAACGACGTGGGCAGGTACACCGACCAGAACCGCGCAGGCGGCCAGTACGAACAGACCCAGGGGGCATTCGGCGATCTGCCGATCGCGGAGTTCGATCCCTTCTACGACCGGGCGCGCCAGCTCGCGACGCAGGACTACAATCGGCAGAGCGCGGCGCGGGGCGTGTACGGGTCGAGCGAGGCGCTGAGCGGCATCGGCAACGTGATCACGGACATCGAGGCGCAGCGCGCCAACCGCTCCTTCGACGCGGAGATGGCTCGGGCGCAGGAGCAGCGGGCGCGGCAGCAGCTGCTCGGCGAGCAGGCGCGCATGGGCGATCTGTCGTCGCTCGGCGCGTTCAGCGCGAACATGAGCGGGCTCCAGACCTTCGGCGACCTGGCCCGGACCGCGGGCGAGCAGTCGCTTGCGCAACAGGACATGCTCGGGCGCCAGGCGCGGGACGCGGACCGCACGGGGCTCGAAGCGTTCGGCCAGAACCTCGAAGGCGCCCGGACCTTCGCGGACATCAACGAGGGCATGGGCCGCCTCGAGCTCGACCGCAACCGAGTGCTCGGGGACATGGCCAACGCGGCCGACAGCCAGGCGCTCGGCGCCCAGGAGGCGAACATCCGAGGCCTCTCGACGCTGGGCGACATCGCAGGCCAGGCCGACAGGTCCGAGATCGACCGGTTCCGCTCCAGCACGGATGCGGCGCTCGCCGCCGACCGGCTCGGGCTCGACCGCATGTCGACGGGAGCCGACATCGCGTTCCGGGGCGACGACTCGCGGCGGGCGGACTTCGACTCGGAGAGCCGCGCGGCGAACCAGGCCGCCCAGCTCGGGCTCGACCGCACGCGGCTCGGCGCAGACATCGCGCAGACGCTCAGCCAGAACGACCTGGCTCGAATCAACAGCACGATGAACGCGGCAGGCTCGGCCGAGAGCGACCGTCAGGCGCGGCAGAGCGCGCGCATGGATGACCAGTTCCGCATGACCGACACCATCATGCGCTCCATCGGGGCCGACATGGAGAGCGTCATCGCGGGCGGCACCCAGGACTTCGAGCGGCAGTGGCAGGCGACGATCCTGCCCCGTATGCAAGAGGCCGGGATGGACCAGAAGCAGATCGATCAGACCTACGAAGCGCTGCGCATGGGCGCTGAAGCGTATGCGGCGGGTGCCTGATGGCTATCGACTTTTCCAGCATGCTGCTCGACTCCAGCCCAGCCGTCAGGCTCGGCGGGATCAACTGGGGCGCGGGCTCCGCGGAGCGCGAGCGGCTGAAGCTCGAACGGGAGAAGTTCGAGGAGCAGAAGCGCAGGCGCGCTGAGGATGCGCAGCTCGCGCGGCTGCAAGAGGACGGGCTCGCGAAGCGTGCGGCAGCCAAGGCCGAGGCTGAGCGCTTGGCGGCGCTCCAAGCTGACCGCATGGAGGTTCAGAAGACCTTTCTCGACCGATCGAGCTCCGGCGACATCGAAGGCGCCCAAGCGCTCATCCCGATGATGAGCGCGCTCGGGATGGGCGTCGAGCTCGAGGGCGAAGAGGACGGGCTGCCGCGGTACCGGATCGACATGGACGCGGAGGCAGCGGCCGAGGAGCAGCGCGCGCAGGCGGCGCAGCAAGCGACCTTCGGCGCGGGGGAGACGGCCGAGCAGAGCCTCTCGCGCATGGGCGGCGCTCACGGTATCGGCTACGACGACTCGGCGATCGGATCGATGGACGCCCCGGCGGGCATCGCCAGCACGGACCAGGTCGATGACCAGGGGTTCACGGTGGCCGAGCGCGTGGCGAGCACCTACGGGGAGCCGGGGGAGAAGTTCGCGATGGCTCAGCCCGCGGCGCCCGACGCGATGGGCTCGGTGCCGAGCAACGTGCTGGACATGGGCGCGCTCCAGATGCAGACGCTCCAGCGGCTCGACCCGGCGCTCGGCGCGCTTTCGAGCGCGTACGCCGAACCCTATCGACAGAGCTCGGATGCGACGGCGTCGGCGGTGCGCGGGCTCGGGCTTCCGGCGACCAAGGCGCTCGAAGAGTTCCGGTCGATGCGCGGGTTGGCGGACCCGACGATCTCTGAGTCGCTGGACCGCGGAGACGCCCGGATGGAAGCGCTGGAGGCGCGCGCGAAGGAGCGCTACGCCCAAGGCCGAGCTCAGGACAAGGAAGCCTACGACCGTTACAAGACCGGGTTCACCACGATCGGTGAGAACATGGCGAACCAGTACGAAGTCAGGGCGCGCCTGAGGTCATCGGGCATCAACGAACGCGCGCTGGAGACGCTGACCAACGACGATCCGGCGGACGACCTTCAGGCGCTCTCGACGATCTCTCGCGGCTTCGGTGAGCGCGGGGCGACTTCCGAGAATGACGCCACACGCGCGCTCGGGATCAAAGCAGGCGGATGGGTCGCGCAATTCAAGACCTGGGCCAGTCAGGGGCTCGGGTCTGGGCTCGCGGAGGAGCACCGGAAGGCCCTCGTCGAAGTGCTCACGAAGGCGCAGGCCGAGAACGATCAGGCCCTCGAGACCTTCAGCTCACGCTTGGTCGATTTCCAGAACGATCCGGAGGCAGATGCGGACACCAAGCGCGGCGTGCGCGACTTGTGGCGCATCCTGACCCCGGAACGCATTCGCCAGAAGACCGAAGCGGAGCGCCCGGCGCCCGAAGAGAGATCGGGCAGCGGCGGGCAGCGCGGCGCGCGAAGGACCCCCACCGACCCCGACCAGATGAGCGATCTGGAATGGTGGGTGGACGCCGAGGCTGGGATCAACGGGCTCGACGTGGACGCCATCCTGGACGTGATCCGAGTGGAGAGCGGCGGCAACCCGAAGGCTCGCAACCCGAGCGGCGCGACGGGCCTGATCCAATTCATGCCCGAGACGGCTAGGGGCCTCGGGACGACGACCGAAGAGATCGCCGAGATGCCGGTCGAGGACCAGGTGCGCCTGGCCGTCCAATACTTCGAGCGCAGCGGCATCACCGCCGACAGCCCGCCCGGTGACTACGCGGTTGCGGTCGCGGCCCCGGCGTTCGTGGGCAAGCCCGATTCCGCGGTCGTCTACCAGCAGGGCTCGAAGGCCTGGGAGCAGAACAAGCCCTGGCGCCCCAAGGGCGGCGGCGACATCACGGTCGGCTCCATCAAGGCGGCCTACCAGCGCAAGGGCGTCGGGTCTCCGCCGACAGAGCGCCAGGAGCCCGCGGGCCCTCCCCTGCCCCCGCCTGAGCAGATGACCCCTGAGCAGCGCCGCGCCCGGATCGCGGAGCTGAGAAAGCAGCTCGGACGATGAGCCCCGAGGAAGAGCTGAAGCTGCTCGAGGAGCTGGAAGCGCTCGAAGCGCTGGAGAATGGGGGCGCGCCGGCTGCCCCGGGCATCAGCCAAGAGGCGGAGCAGCTAGCGGCCGCCGTCGACCCTAGCATGCCCCTGCTGCCCCAGGTGCTCTCCCTGGAGTCGCCCACTACCCACCCCGGCGGCGAGGATGGCGCCGAATCGGAATGGCGCGCGGGCGGCGGCGGGCGCGGCGTGTACGTCTACGAGCCCCCGGTCGAGAAGGCGAAAGAGGAGCTGTCGAGCAACCCTCAGCTGCTCCAGACGCTGTTCCCCGGGGAGGAAATCAGGCCGGAATGGATCGGCATGATGGACGAAAACTCGGACATCTACCGCGCCTATTCCGACTACAAGTGGTCACAGACGGCGCGAGCCGCGGCCGAGTCGGGGAAGACCGCCTACCGCTACTCGCGCATGCCCTGGCTCGGCGAGGGCAGCTTCAGCGACCAGCTCTCGCAGGTGCTCAGCAAGTCGATCGGCGCCGCGGTGCCGGCGATGGGCGCCGTCTCAGAGTTCGTGATGGGCGTCGATGATGTGGCCACCTTCGGGCTCGGGGAGCTCGCGGGGCAGGCCGTGGACGAAGCGGAGCCGCTGAGTGCTCCCGAGGGCGGCGGCAAGTTCGACTTCGTGTACTCGAGCGGCGGACAGCCGGGCGGCGCGGGCGAGGTGGACACGGACAGCGCCGCCTACACGGCGGGCCAGGTCGCGGGCATCTTCACCCCGGGCGGGCTCGCCAACAGCGTGTGGGGCCTACTCGGCAAGGCCCCTGCTGCCGTCGCCAAGGCGGTCGGTGGCGGCGCCATGGGCGCGGCGGCGCGCCTGGCCACTGCGGCCCCTGTGGCGGCCGTGGCGGGCGGTGCGGGGCAAGCGGTGCGCGAGGGCGTCAGCGCGGCGAGCGGGCTCATCACCGAGGGCGACACGGGCACGACGCTGAGCGACGCTCGGCAGCGTGTGGTCGAGTCGGCGCTCGACCCGGTGAACCTCGGGCTGGGCGTGGCCGGCGAGGGCGTGGGTGCCGTGGCGTCGGGGGCGGCAGGCCTGATCCGCAACAGCCCTCACTACACGGGAGCGATCGAGCGCCTGGAAAAGCTCGGGGGCAAGGTGAAGATGTTCCGCGGCCCCACCGGAACCCCGGACGCAGAGCAGGCGATTCGATCCGGGCGGGCGCGCGACGTGTCGGCGGCGGATGTCGTGGCCGAGCGCGCGGCGCCGAAGATCGAAGGCGTGGAGCGGCTGGAGCAAGCCGAGGGTATGCAGTCGGCTCAGCACTCGATGCGCGAGGAGAGCCAAGCCACCAAGGCCCTGCGCAAGCAGATCGACGACGAGAACGAGGCGTTCTTTGCGTCCAGCGAGGGCTCTCGCCGCTTGCCGGCGGTCGAGACCGCGAACGAGGGGCTGAGCATCCTGCGCAAGCGCCACCAGGTCGAGGACGGCGCCCTGCGCCCGATCGGTGGCAGGAACGCCGAGATCGAGGCGATCCGATCGCAGTTCAACAGTGACCTGGTTGGCGTGCATATTGTCCCGCACGATGGCGCGATCGAGATGTCGGTCGATGAGGCGGCGAAGTTCCTGGACGGCGGCCTGAAGCGGAGCCTGGCCAAGAAGGCCGGGATCGACCCGCCCCCGTCGCCGCCCACCGGCGGATCCCCGTCGCCCGGCCCCGGCCCCGCGCCGAGCGGAGGCGCGCCCGGGGGCCCAGGGGTGAACAGCCAGGGCGTCAACGTGCTCAGCCCGAGAGCGCCCGAGCCTGAGAGCGTCGCCTCGCTTCTCACCAAGAGCATGCCCGGCGGCGCCAGGGAGACGCGCTCGGTGCCCGCCTCGGTGCGGCGCGCCGTGGACCAGGTCAGCGCGCGCACGAGGCAGGCCGTCAAGAAGCTCAGCGCTGACGAGCTCGACGCGATCAAGGCCTGGTCGACGTCCAGCCTCGCCACAAAGGGCTCCTACTCGCGAGCGGCGCGTACCCCGGAAGAGCAGGCGCAGCGCATGCGCAGCCGCGGCTACGACGACGCCGAGATCGCTCGGGATGCGCAGCGCACGCAGGCGCGCGGCGGCAAATTCACGAGCGGCCGAGACGAGGCCACGATCAAGGCGCTCGACGGCGCCATGGAGAAGCTCAGCATCGAAAACCCGACCCAGTACGGGAGCCTGTACCGAGGATTCTCGGCGGGTGATTCGGTGTACGAAATGCCCGAGATCGACGAGCTCATGAAGCGCGACACCTTCGTGAACAAGACGCCGATATCCACGACCTACAACCCGGGCAAGGCCGAGGAGTTCACGGCCGGCGCCTTCGTGCACGAGGGTCAGACCCCGGTGCTCCTGGAGTTCAAGAGCGTTCGGCGCGGCGCCCCGCGCGTGCACCCCGACGTCCAGTCACTCGACGAGAGCGCGCGCATGGGCGAGTCCGAGGTGCTCATCCCGCCGGGCTCCACCTTCAAGGTTCTGGACCGCAAGACGCGCGACATCACGCAGGGCGGCGACAAGCGCACCGCGCACGTCATAACGCTGGAGCAGGTCGACGACGCCCCGCGCGAGGCCTGGACCGACGCGGCCATGATCGGCGCGGCGCTCGGGATCGGCGCGGCGACGGGCGACGAACAGGGAGCGGCGGCGGCGAGCGCCGGGGGCCTGGCGATGGCCCTCAAAAAGAAGGGAATCGGCAAGGTCTTCGTCACGCCTCGCCGGTACACGGCCGGCGCCCACGAAGAGCGTCTGCGCTCGCTTCAGGTGCTCGGTGACGGAAAGTCTCCGGTCAAGCGCGAGGCGCGCGCGCTGTACCTCGCCGCGCTGCGCGACCGCGACCAGCGCCCGCTGAAGGGCGCCGTGGGCGGATGGTCGAAGCTCCAGCAGAGCCACAAGACCGCGCTCGACCTGGCCGAAGAGGCGGGCAGCTCGGCCTCGAAGCGCTTCACCGAATCGAAAGAGCCCCCGCTTCCCGCTCACCGCCGACTGGTCCGATACGGGTCACAACGGGAGGGCGAGCTCCCGGGCAAGCTGGAGCTCGAGCGCTTGGCGGCGAAGGGCGGCGCCACGGACGAGCTGAACACGCTGCGTCTGCTCGACCCCCTGGAGCAGCTCCGCGGGCAGATGGCTTTGCGCCGCTCTGGCACCGGCACGTCGGCGCGTGGCGCGCTCGGCATCTTGGGCGCCACCGCTGACCAGGGCGTGCTACGCCTCGCCTATCCGACCCTGAACGCCCTTTCCCGCACCCCGCTGCAAGGTGGGACACTGGGCGCGAGAGTGCAACAGCTCACGAACGAGGATCCCGAATGAGCATCACCCACATCAAGTACCAGGGCGACGCCCTTCCCGACACGGAGACGGTTACCCTCTTCGACAGCCGCACCGCGTTCGCGGATGGCTCGTTTCACCTGCTGAATCAGAACTGGTTTCAGTGGTCGCTCGTCGCCACGGGAGCAGCTGGCGAGGTCACCGGCAGCTACATCAACGCCGCGGGCAGCAAGGTAGAGTTCTATTCTTCGGCGACGGTCGACGGCACGTTCGCTTCCGACGAAGTGCCCGTCAGCACGTTCAAAGACATCGTCTTCGAGTTCACGACCGCCGGCACGCTCACCGGCTTCGACCCGAACCTCACGCTCCACTGCGACAAGCCGACCAGCAAGGTCAGCGCAGCGGATGTCCTGCACGACGGGACCGCGGCGGCTGGATCCATCAACATCGTAGATGTCACGCCGTCAGGATGACGTCCCCTGGAAGTAGTCGCGGGAGCCGAGAGCGGACTCGGCCCGGGGGGACGAAGCTGAATCTACGCCGCTCGACTCCCGCACCGGGAGTTACTCACGGTCAAAGAGGTTGGTCAACACGCTCATTGCTTCAAGGAGGTCTGTCCATGCTAAAAACGGTTGTAATTGCTACGTCTTTGGTGGTTGCCACGGGCTGCGGCGCGGCCACGAAAAACCTGCTCGAGTGCAAACTCGACAGCCTGAAGATTCTCCCCAGTGACCCTGAGCGGATCACGATCGGAGACCTGAAGGACGTCGTCTCTCGCGTCCGAGCCTGCCACTCGGAGGAGCTGGCCCCCATCCCGCCGGAGCTCGAAGAGTGACCCAGGAGCTCGTCACGTTCGCGATGCTGGCCGTCACGTGCGTCCTGTGCGTGGCGAGCTCAGCGCTCGGGCTGAGCGCCGTCAAGGACATCGCGCAGGAGATGCGCAAGCTTCACCTTCAGCAGGGCAACATCATCGCCATGATGATCCGTGCTGGGTTCCGCCCGGCACGCGGAGAGCCCGACTGGGGCGACTCGGGCGACAAGACGCGCCTGGCCAAGGCCGACGTGTCGACCGCCACCACCGCACCGTTCCAGTTCCGCAAACCCTGGAATTGATAGGTAAAAAATGATAGTTCAGGCCCCAAAGCCAGTCGTGCGCATCGAATACCGCGTGCAGCGGCATCCTGATGAGCAGTGCGCCCAGCTCATCGAGCGCATCGAATTTCACCGTAAGCAGGCGGCGTCTGCCGAGGAGCAGCTCAAGGCGCGCCTGAAGGAGATCGGATAATGGCTCTCACACTTGGCAACCCCGATACGTTTGCGGACGCGGCCCGCAACGCTCAAGCGGACGCCGTTGACGCGCTGGTTGAGAGCGGGAACATCGTGTTCCGCGCGACGAACGACTCGGGCACCATCCTCGCGGAGTTCGACTTGCAGAACCCGGCGTTCGGTAGCGCCAGCTCCGGCACCATCACGCTCGCTGGCACCACGTTGAGCGACACGGCCCCCGCGGGCTCGGCGACGGCCGTCGCGCGCTGGCAGCTGCGCACCTCGGGAGACGCCGCGATCATGAGTGGACCCATCACCGGCAGCGACACGATCACGAGCGGACAGACCGTCAACCTGACCGCGTTCAGCATCACCTGGCCGTCGTCGTCGTCCTGAGGTAGCCCGGCGTGGCGTACATCAGCCACACCGCGAGCGCCACGACCGGGCGCACCGAGACGATCGCGGCCAACTGCGATCTCGTCGTCGTTGCCGTCATCCACTTTGGGGAAACAGGCGCCATCGATTGTGAGCTCGGCGGAACGGCGCTCACGCTCGCCACCGACGATAACCCCTACGTCAAGATCTTCTACCGGCTGAACCCGGCGGCGGGCGCTCAGACGCTGGACTTCGAGCTGAATCAGATCAGCTCGGTCGTGTGCGCTCAGTACAGCGACATCGAGTCGTTTCAGTCGGCGCAGCAGGCGAGCGCAGGCAGCGCCAACTACAGCCCGAGTGGCGCCGGGCTCATCGTGCACGCGATCAGCGCGACGAGCGCCGGGACGCCGGTCGCGGACACCAACGAGCGCTTCGACGGTGGCACGGGCGAGTGGTACGGCGACCGCATCGTGACGGGCGCCGGCACCGTCAACGTCGGCGCGACGATCAGCGATCCGGACTACGCGGGCGCCATCTTCCTGGCGCCATCCGAGGAGCCCGAGGAAGTCGACGCGAGCGGCACCCCGACTGCCGCTGCCCCGACCGCCTCGGGTAGCGCGAGCGTCGTCGTCTCGAGCTCGGGCGCCTCCACCGCGGCTGCCCCCACCGCCAGCGGGTCAGCGTCGCCCGTTGTGGCGTCAAGCGGCGCCGTAAGCGGGCCCGCGCCGAGCGCATCAGGAGCGGCGAGCGCGGTCGTCTCTGCCGCCGGGACACTGTCTGCTCTCACCCCTGGGGCCTCCGGCAGCTCCAGCGCGGTCGTGGGTGCCTCGGGCGCGCCATCCGCGGCGCCGCCCACTGCCACGGGGGCAGCCGAGGGCGAGGCCGTTGACCCGGAGGCATCCGGCTCCGTGTCGGCGCCTGCCCCTGGTGCCGCGGGCTCAGCGTCGGTCGATGTCGCCGCCAGCGGCTCCACAGTCGCCGCGGCGCCGAGCGCCAGCGCGGGACTGGGCGTAGTGGTCAGCGCGTCCGGAGCCACCGATGCCATCGCCCCGGGAGCCGCCGGAAGCTCCAGCGTGGTCGTCGGCGCATCGGGTGCAGTGGCGGCCGCTCAACCGATAGCGAGCGGTTCGGCTGTCGACCCGGACGCATTGGTGTCGCGGCTCAGGGCAACCGCCAGCGCCACCGTCCCCCAGGTCAGCGCGCGCGCCACTCGCGCGGTATCATCAGCGGCAGCGGTCTCGACCCAGATCGCAGCGCGCACCACTCGTGCGGTATCATCATCGGCAGCGGTCTCGACCCAGATCGCAGCGTCCACGCCCGGCGGCGGGAAGCTCTCGGAGGGCTAAATGGCAACCATCGGCACCACGATCACGTTCTCGGCGACCTTCGTCGACTCCAGCGGTTCAGCCGCCGACCCTGACACCGTCGAGTTCTTCCTGCGCGAGAGCATCGACGGCACCGAGCTCGAATGGACGTACAAGGCCGACCCCACCGAGGTCACCGACTACCCCGAGGACGCGAACCCGGTCGTGCGTGACAGCGCGGGCGTCTACCACGTGGCTTGGGTCGCGCGCAAAGCGGAGCGGCACATCGGCCACTTCAAGGCCAGCGGCACCGTTCCGGACCAGAGCGCCGAGACCACCTATCTCGTGCGGCACACCGAGGTCGAGGCAGCGGTCGAGTAATGGCCTGCGAAGACGACCGCCCATTAACCCAGGCCGAGCGCGAGGCGGCCTTTGCGCAACAGCGCAAGGCTGGAGCCATCCAGGCGATCCGTCCGTTCTCCGGTCCAGCGACGCTGGAAAACCTGGTCGACTTCCTCAACCGCGAAGTGGTGCCCGTGCTGCGGCAGACCCGCGGCTGCGTGAACGACATCTACCGACCGGTGCTCAGTAACGCGCCGAGCGGCAACCCGCTGTCGTACGTGTTCAGCAGCTCGGTGGCGAGCGGCGACCCCACGAGCGGGTTCCTGAAGCTCGACAACGCGTCCCCAGGCTCGGCGACTACGGTCCGGGTGAGCCAGTCCAACGCCCAGCTACAGGACGTCTCGGCCTGGCTGGACACCATGGGCGGCAGCACCACGAGCCCGCTCGGCTCTCTCTGCATCGCCCACGCAGGCGACCCGAGCCGGTTTGCTCGCTTCGACCTGACCAGCATGACTGACCAGGGCGACTACTGGGATTTGGCGGTCACCCCGGTCGAGACGAGCCACGCGACGCCATGGAGAGCCGGTGACGGCCTGGTGGTCAGCTTCACCCCGGGCGTCTCCAGCGGCGACACGACGGTGAGCACCGGAGCGGTCGCGAACACCTGGGCTCAGATTCTGGCCAACGGGGCTTCGAGCGGCGCCAACAACCCGAGCATCGCATCGGGGCAACACCTGGCGTTCGCGGGGGGAGGCGAGGTTGACGGCGATGTGCGGGCCGCGGGGGAGCTGCGCCTGCAGGGCGCCACGGCGGCGCGGCTAGGCACAGATGCGGGGACCCTGACTCTGGTCTCGAACAGCGGAGCCGTATCGATATTGTCGTCTTCGACGATGTCACTTCGGTCCGTTTTCGGCCCTGTTACGCTCGACGGCGAAACCTTCGTGCGCATCCTAACAGGCGACACGGAGCGGCTGGAGATTACTGCGGACGGCGAGTGGCAGCTCGGCGGAGCGGTGGGCACGGACCGTCAGGTCATCGCGTCGGGTGGCGCCGGCACGCCTCCGACGTGGAGCTACCCGGTCGAAGTGCGAGACGACGGCGTCGACCAGGGCGACGTGTTCGCGCTGGACTTCGAGGACGCGACGGTCTCGGTTTCGAGCGGCGTCGCCACCATCAGCGGGCTTCAGGGTCCGCAGGGTGAGACGGGCGCGACGGGGCCGCAGGGCGCAACCGGTCCGACGGGCGCCACCGGAGCCACCGGAGCGACGGGAGCCACCGGAGCGACGGGCCCCCAGGGCGAGACCGGAGAGACGGGCCCTCAAGGACCCCAGGGGGAGCCAGGTAGCGCGGGCGACTTCACGGCGGGCGACGGCATCGACATCGCCAGCGACGTCATCTCGGCCGATGTCAGCGACTTCGCGGGCGCGGGCCTGGAGGACGACGGCTCGAACAACCTGCGCATCTCCTCAGCCGCCGCTGGCGCAGGTCTCTCCGGAGGCGGCGGCTCGGCTCTGGCTGTTGGGGCCGGCACGGGGATCGATGTCGCCGCGAACAGCATCTCGGTCGACGTGACCGACATCATCGACGGCACGACGATCACGGAGACCGGCGGCGGCGACATTCAGCGCGCGGCCATCACGGGCGACGTGGCGATCGGTCTGGCGAGCAACACGAGCGCGATCCAGTCGGGCGTCATCGTCAACGCGCACGTCAGCAGCAGCGCGGCCATCAGCCAGACCAAGACCGGTGCGCTCAGCGGCGAGGTCACGAAGAGCAGCGGCTCGGCGAGCACCCTGATCGCGCGCTCGACAAACTTCAACTGGACCGGTGAGCACGATCACGACGGGGTGATCTCGCTCAGCGGCATCAGCTCGATCGTGGTGAACGCGACGCCGGCCAACAACGTTGACGTATCAGGCATCAACGTGCTTCGCGTTGGCGGCTCCAGCGGAACCCGCAGGATCACAGGCATGGTGCCCGATAAAGACGGTCAGCTGCTCCTGATCGTGAACACGTCCACTTCGCTCGTCCTGGAGCTAGGTGGCGACGACTCCGGAAGTTCGGACGCTAACGAGTTTATCCGTCTATACGAGATGCAGCCCGCTTCGGCGGCGTTTGCTTGGTACGACGGGACGCCGAACAAATGGACACTGGTGAGCATGCTGGAAACGATCCTGGCCTAGCCTTCGGGCGCGAATGACGAGCCTCAAACCGCCCCGCTCGACCCGGACGTCACAACCCGTCGCCTCGCTCCAACGGGACGCAGCAGGACTCGGGCGCCGGCGATAGCACCATGGCGTCAGGCGCCTCGGGAGCGCCTGAGCAGGCGGCAAGCAGGCCCGCAAGCAACAGGCGCTTCATGACGCACCACGCTCGGGCACGAACGCGGGGCAGTCGATGTCACTGCACAGGGTTACCAGCGTGCTCGCGTTAATGGTGCCATCGTTTGCCTTGGCTGATGAGACACCCGAGTCCGAATGAATGTTTTTTCCACCCATCATGGCGTGGATAATCTCGTGAACCGCCGTGCTTTCCGTGTCGAGGCAGCCGGGCACTTCGCTAGATATGTCGATTCGAGTAACGTAATCTTTCCCCTTATAGTGTTCGACGAACGTTCCGCCGCATACGGGGCGGCCCTTGAGGTTTCGGACCACAGGCACAACCCGAATAGGTACGCCGCCCCCGTTCTCCGACAGCCAGCAGCCCGAGGCCGCGTTGATGCGAGCGAGCGCGCGCGCCCCTATCGCCCGCGATGACTCGTCCAGTGCTAGGCGTAGTGCGCACCCATAGGGCCCAGCGTCAGGCGCCTCGGGAGCGCCCGCGCAGGCGGCAAGCAGGGCGAGCACCACCAGGGCCACCAGGCGCCTCACGACGCACCCCGTCGCAGCCGACACTGCTGAACGCTGGGAGTGAAGTCCTTCTGCAGAAGTGTTTTTCGGCCGTCAGCGCTGCGTCCAGTGACGCGGTACCCAGCCGCCTTGAAGCAACAGCCCGGGTTGTGGCTGCGGACCCTGGAATCCCAAACGTAGGTGATTAGGCCGTCGGGGCCGCAATCGGTAAGAAACTCTTCTGCCGCAACCACCATCGCTGACGAGAGATGCAGATCACTGCGCTCGTTCCGGAAGATCGTGCAGGTCCAGCCGTCCAAGCCATTCATCGCGCGTATCCCGCTTTGTGGCGCCGGTCGCCACCAGCCCCAAACCGCACCAGCAGCCCGCAGCACGATCGTTTGCCCCGGGGGCATGAACTGCGGGCTGCCGACTTTGCGTCGCGAGTAGTGACGATCGGCGAGGGCAACGCACTCGCGATCGCCCTTGTGGGTGAGCGTCCAGGGGTTGGTCATCAAGTGTTCAGCGCCGCTCCTTCACATCGGGGTCGTAGTCGGGACCGAGGTCCTCGAGCTCTTGCTCACGAGACTTGTGGCCACTACATCGTAGGTCGACGAGCACGCTCGACCGGTGTCCAGGGTTGCGGGCCAACGAAGACCTGACGGCCATCGCGAAAGTACCCTGAGTGCGAGCCCCCTCGGTGGCCGCGATGGAGTCGAGCCCCATCCTCCTGAGCTCTCGGTAGCGGGCTGAGCGCTCTTCGTTGTCCGGCGTGTCGACCTTGGGGCGCCCGCCCTCCCTGAGCTTCCGAAGCTCGCCGCCCGGGTCGAGCTCTTCGGGGTCGCCGCCCTGCCCCTCGATCATGGAGACGAACCGAGAGACGCATTCGGAGCCCCGCGTCGCGTCCTTCGGCGCCACGCCGATCTCGCGCAGGATTCGGCGCCGGGCCATCCTCCGCTGCCTTGCCGCCGCGCTCTCGTTCGTCACAGGACACCCCCGCACGTGCAGAGCTCCTGATCGGGCACGTACACGAAAGCGCCGCAGCGAGGGCACGTGCGCGGCCTGATGGGCACCGCGGCCCGGAACGCGGCCTTTGCCGAATCCTTGGCGCGCCGAGCCTTGTCCCGCCACCACTCGCGCAACGCGAGCTCCGCGACGGCTCCCGCCCAATGCCACAGGCTCACGTCGGACCACCAATGTCGGCTGATCTTGGACCGTTGGCCCCGTAGGAGTAGAGGCCGAAATCTGCCCAATAGCGTCGCCCGTCTCCCAGTTCCACGTATTCCTGCCCCAGCTTGTTCATCGCCGCGCGAGCCTCGAGGCGCCCCTTGTCGCTGTCCAGCGAGAATGTCTCGTCCCCGATCTTCACCACCGTGCAACTCATAACGCAACCCTTTCCATCGGCAAACTGTCCCTGATCATCTGAAGGGCAGTCTTCTCTATCATCCGCGCCCTCTCGCGCGTGAACCCGAATTTCTTCCCCACCTCTTCGAGCGTCATGTCGTGCGCGAACCGCATCCGGATCACATCCTGATATCGCTCAGGCAAAGCGGCAAGCGCCTTTGTGACTCCAGAGGTCAGCGGCCCCATTTCGCTCGGCTCGGTTTGCTGCTCGGGTGGGAAGTTGTCTTCCCCTTCGCGAAAGACGCCGTTGGCCCCCACCCGCTTCGGTATCGCGACCGGCGCGATCATGCTGGAAATGTTGCGGTAGGCAGCGCGCTTGACCGCGTAGCCTACCGCGGTGCTCGGCGCGCACGGCAGCGCGGCCTCGTCGCTCGTGGCGATCCATGACTCCAGCATCGCGTCCTGCACCAGGTCATCCCAGGAATACGACGGTGAGTCAGCCCACCGATACCGCCGGCACAGGCGCTTCACTAGGCCCTCGTGTTTCACTGCTCTTCTCCTTCGTCCTTGTGCAGGTCCCCCTTGTGCCAGAGGTCGAGCGCCAGCCCGAAACGCATGGCGGCGTTCCGCAGCGCGTCGCCGATGACCTCCTTTTCCCGAGCCCCTACGTCCTGGTACGCTTTCTTTTCGGCGTGCCCGTATCCGAGGCGGGTGACGCCGCAGACCGTCAGGCGAATCCACAGGCCGCCGCTCGCGTCGAACAGCGGTAGCCCCTCCGACGAGAGCGCCGCCGGTTCCCACGTCCAGCCAGGATCAGCGTCGAGAAGCCGGTCTGTCGTCGCGGCGTGGCCGACGTAGTCCAGGTGGACGATCCGAGGATGGTGCCACCCGCCGCAGATGGTGCAATTCCGCTTCTCGTTCGGGGGGCACATGTTCTGTGCCTTGGTGCCCTTCGGGAGCTTGCTGACCAGGTGGTCAGGGAACGGCTCACGAAGCAGAGCCAGGCCTTCGGGGCGGCGAGTCCGGGTGCCGGCTGTAGGTGCACTTGCCGGCGGCGTGGCAGCCGAGGGGCGAGACGCAGCCGCTGGGGTAGGGGCAGGGGCCCGGGTCGGCGTAGCGCTCGACGTCGGCTCTGTCGGGCGGCTGGGGGCCGTAGACGTCCCAGCGGTGGGTCTCGGTGTTGTAGCGGTTGGCGTGCGGGTAGCTGACGCTGATGTCGAAGCAGAGCTGCGCTCCTGGGCTGCCCGTCGCAGGTGCTCGTCGGCTTTTGGGTCAGCGCCGATCAGCGGTGCGGCCGGCGCCGTCATCTGCTCGCGCTCCTCGGCCAGCTCCTCGGGCTCGGGCTCCCAGGCCGTCGTCTTGGTTCCTGACTCGGGTGTGCGCCGGTACTCGAGATAGCTCATCGGGTCGCGCTCGAGCTCGACGTCGGTGCGCAGGGTGGTCAGCTCCAGCCAGCGGTTCAACTCTGCCATCCCCGCCGCGAAGTAGCGCCACTTCGCGTTCGGCTCTTTCCCCGCTTCCGCCGCTGCGGAGCACGCTGCGGTGCACGCCTCGATCATCGCCTGCGGCGTGCCGTAGGTGTTGATCAGCCACGCAGCGCTCTTCCACCCCAGGTTTTTGATGCCCGGGATCGAGTCGCTGTCGTCCCCGTTGATCGCTTGCGCCAGCGCGAACTGGTCGGGTCGCACATCGTACTTCTTGCTCACGTACTCGGGCCCACGGGGCTCGTAGCCGTCGCCCGTCGGCACCATGAGCCGCACCGTCTCCGAGACGCACTGGAGCAGGTCCTTGTCCTCTCCTACGATCCGGATGTCGTCGCACCCCGCCTCGCTGTAGACACGCGCCAGCGTCGCGATCACGTCGTCTGACTCCTGCCCCCTGCATCGCGCGAGCTGGTAGCCGTCCGCTTCGAGCCTGTCTAGCGTCCAGCGGATGATGTGTCCTTTCGCCGGGTCGCGGTCGCGCAGCTCCTTGTAGCCCTCGAATCGCTGCTTGCGCCAGTAGGGCGGCCAGTCCAGACAGACGACCACGCGCTCGACGCTGTCTCGCACGCTGGCGATCTGGTCGAGCGTGGCCTGCCCCGCGTCGTTGACCCCGCCGTCCTTGGCGCGGGCGTGGAAGTGCACGCTCAACAGCGAGCTGAAGTCGACCAGCGCGATTGACGCCGGCATGTCCGGGATGTTCACAGCTTGCATTTTTCCCTCTCGATCTCTTGTTGCAGCGCGGCGAAGTCGTCGCGCCAGGGTTGATCCATCAGCTCGTGCGCCGTGTTCTCCAGCAGGCGCATGGCGGTGCCGAGTCGCAGCTCCAGCGTATTGGCCTCGTCGCGAGTCTCCAGCAACCGTGTGCGCACACGCTGCAGCTCGGCCTTGTTCTCCAGGTGCCGAGCCTGATCGACGCTGCCGCGCGTGGCCTCATGCCGCGCCCTCTCTGCCTCGAGCTCTGCACGCGCCTGCGCCAGCTCTGTCTCGAGCAACCCGCGCATCGACGCGCCGGACTCGGCCAGCCGCGTCACGAGCTCTTTCGTCGGCCCCGCGGTGTTCAGGCCGCGAGCCGCGCACGCCTGCTCTAGCAGCTCGTGCACATCTTCGGCCGCGCGCTCGATCGCCATCGAGTCGGCGATGATCGTCTCCGCCCGCTCCTGCTCGGCCTCGATCATCTCCGCCCTGGTGGCCGCGAGCGAGCTCAGCACCGTGAGCGCCGTCCTCATCGTGTCGCGCTCCTGGTTGCGTAGGTTGTTCAGTTTGATCGTCATGTTGCTTTGCCCCCGGAGGTCCCGCACTCGCTGGCACGGACGGGCGCGTCGTCGGCGTGGATGATGAACCCGCTCGTTGACGCGCACAGCGCCACGCGCAGCCGCTCTTGCTCGGCCTCGGACCGCGCGAGCTTGGCTCGCAGCTCGTCCTTTTCCGCGTCGCGAACCTGCCAGTCATCCGCCAGAAGGTCCGTTTGGCTCGCTGTCCACGGGACCAGTGCGCCCTGGGACGTGCGCAAGTAGACGTAGGGGAGCGTCATCTTGCCCAGTACGCCCGGCTGCTGGAGCTCTAGATACTGGCCCGCGCCGTTCCAGCCACCGCGGGTGACCTGCTTTCCGTCCTTCAGTGCCCTGACGGCTTCTCCGATGTTCATCTTGATCACTTCTCTCCTCCTACAATCTCGGCCACCTCTTCGGCGGTCAGGTCGATGCGCGCGATCTCCTCGCACTGCCACGGGGTTTGCGCGCGCAGCGCCACGCTGGCGATCGTGAACAGACGGCCACGAGCATCAGGCTCGAATTCCGGCGGGTCGCCCTCGGGATCCCCGAACTCGTCCTGGTACCAATCCTGCGCGCGCTCTATCCAATCGTTGACGACGCCCCACACCTCGGCGTCGCTCATCCGCTTGCGGCGCCAGGCGATCAGCGCGCGCGGGCCCGGGGCGAACATTCCCAGGGCCTCTCGTGGCGTATCGCTGCATCCGGTGTCGAACTCGCTGTCATCCCGGGCGTACCGCACGCTCCACAGCACGGCGCCTGGCGCGGCTGCCAGGACTCGTTCGAGCGCGGTCACGGCGCCACCTCGGCATAGATGGCCTCGAGCAGTTCCGCGTCCAGCGTAGTCTGCTCCAGGTCGCGCGCCGCGCGCTCCAGTAGCGCGTGGCAGGTGTCGACCTGCCGCTCTCTCTCCGTGAGCTCCGCGGACGTGGCGTCCAGATCCTCTATCGCACTGGCCAGCTTAGCCCGCGCCGTCTCCAGCTCGGCTCTCAGCTCCCTGGCTGAGTCGAGGGCTAGCTCGAGCTCGCGGCGGAGCATATCCAGCTCTGCGCTCAGCTGCGCGCAACGGCCCGAGCACGAGGTCAGGTCGCTGGGCCCCGTGCCGTAGTTGACGTTCACTCCGCTGATGCCGCCGATCATTGGGTACCCTCCTCAGCGATGATGGCTTTCACCCTCGGCTCTCCGACGATCATGACGCTCGGACTGGTCAGCACATCCCGGAGAACCTGCACAGCCTCACGCCGAGCGTTGCGATTGACGTTCTCGATGGTGACGTCCGCCGGCCACGGCTGGGACAGTCTCACCTCGACCGTCACCTGAACGACAGCCATGCACTGCACTCGGGTATTCATTGCCCCACCTCGCCCTCGAACCGCGCGATGGCGGTCAGCAGCTGGAGCGCGATCCTGTCGCTCTTGGCGCCCTGCCCGTGGAGCTCCGAGGCGGCGCGCTCTACCGCGGTCAGCAGCTCGCGCACCGGGCTGCCCACCTCGTGGGGGGCGAGCTCTAGCGTCGGCTCCTCGTGCTCTCCGTGTACGCGGCACGGGCTGTCTCCGACCTCCTGGTCGCATTGGCATCCGGGCTCGCGCGGCTGGGTGTCGCCCTGCTCGGCGTCCGCCTTGATGCGCGCGTCGATCGGCCCACGGCGCAGCTGGCGCACGAAGCGGAACAGGTCACGCTCCTCGGGTAGGTCGTCCTCGGGCTCGGCGTCATGGTAGACCCAGCTGTCGTACCAGGCGCCCACCAGCTCATGCAGCCGGTGGCTCGACTCTTGGCGCTCGCGCGCGATCCGCGAGGCCTCGGGCGGGCTGATCATCGCGGGCGCACCTGGTTCCCGCAACGCGCACCGAAGGAGAAGCTTCTCGTCGGGCGATAGGATCTCTGGCGCTCGGCGGACGAGCGTCTCTCGCGCGTAGCGCAGTTGCTCGGGGCTGTAACTGATCAGGTCTGGTTCGTTCATTGGGGTCTCCTTTGTTGGCGCTGCTCCGGGCGACGGCCGACCGCGGTCTACATTCGCAGCTTCGCCGCCGCCCAGAGCAGTGCCCCCGAAGGGGCAACAGGTTATCGCGTCAGCAGTCCTTCGGCTTGGCCTCCCACAGCATCCTGGCAGCGGTCCAGACCACGGAAGGGTCCGGGTACGGAGACACGCAGCACAGTTCGATCGCTGCGCGACGAATGAACTCCACTCTCTCTGTCTCCAGCTTGAACGCATCGAGCCCACGTACTGTGCACTGGATCTGTTCCTCTGTCGGGTATTCCACCTTCATTGCTCCAATCGTCGATTGACAGGACGCCTACCGCCGCGATAGCGATCAGCAGGCGTCCGATGGCTGCGATCATTTGGCAGCGTCCGCCTCGGCGCACTCGACCATCTTGCGCA